GCGAATTCTCCACCTTGTACGAAAACGACAATTATTACTTACTTATATGGGATGATCCAAACGCAATGGAGATTCGCACAACTGCACAAGTGAGGGAGGCGCTTGAAGCAAGCTTAAAGGAAGATGAAAGCTCTTGGTCGATGCATAACAAAACAAGAGGGGCATCTTCGCGTAATATTGATGAGTTAATGGATTGGTTGAATCAGGAGCAAGATACTGCTGAAAGAGTACCATCTGAAAACTTTATATGCGATGAGTGCGGATATGTGTGGATTAGAAGAATCCTTCCTAAATGCCCAACAGAATAAAGGAGAAAGCATGGAAGACTTAGTAAAACTTACAATTGATTATGGTGATGGAAACACTGAAACTATGGTAGTCACAAAGGAGAGTAATGCATACATGACCATGTTAGAGTATGCCAAGCAAAACGATTACGCTATTGATGAGAAACCATATCTTGAACCATTAGAGATTAATTCTATACAAGTAGCACTTGATCACCTTATTGAGTTTCTTGATGATACGATGAGTGATGCGATTGCGAATGGCGAAGAAAGCAAACATCGCGAAAAGCTAGAAGCCACAAAAAAAGCAAAGGAGAAACTAGCATGACATTAAGCAAAGATGAGCAAGAAGCTCTGAATACCACACTCAAAGACGAATTCAAACTAACTAATGATGGCGATCATTGGGGCAATGTAATGGCGTGGCTATTCGCCATTAGTGATTACATTACATTCGAAACGGATGAATGTATACCCGATTCTTGGCAATTTAAGCCAAGCCCATTGGGTGCAAATGAAGATTGTTATATATTTCAATCCTTACGCCATTTCGCATTCGAGAAATATGTAACAAGCGCAGATATTTTACACTTTGGGAAAGTACTTATTCGCGTTCGTGATATCTTGGAAAGCAAAGGAGAAAGCTACTAATGATACACGCAAGTAAACTTTTCCCATTGGCGCTTAAAGAAGCCTTCGAAGAGGGCGAGAGAGCGCGGAAAGCGAGAGAGAAACGGGAGCGCTTTACGCGTGATCGGGGACCGATCCGCGTTAAGCGTAAAGAGAAACGCGCACGCGCAAAGCAATTAACACTAAACCTATAATAACAAAGAAAGAAAAAATACTATGATTACTATCGATGAAATACGCCAAGCGGAAAGCACGCTTGAAGACATAAACGAGGAAATCCGGGAAGCACGGTTCCATGATGATCAAGAGCGTGAGGAGTTTATGCTCAAGGAGAAACGAGAAACACTCAAATTTTTAGCACTTGCAGAAAAGGAGGATGCATAATGGAAACGACAGAGAAACACGCCACACACACGCCTGGACCTTGGGAGATGGAAGATTGCACTCCAGGAAAAAGCGAAGGATTATGCTTCGCAATAAATTCAGAGCATACTATAGTTGCACGCACCACTGACGGGTGGAAAAAAGCAAAGGCCAACGCCCGATTGATCGCCGCGGCTCCGGATCTTCTATCGCAATGCAGGGAGTTTGAGAAATGTCTTACCTACTTAATCAATAGCGGGGATAGTGGCGCAGACTTGGAACTAGACAAACTCCGCGAGGTACTCGCCAAAGTAGATGGAGGTGAGGGATGAGCGAGGAGAAACGCGCTCACGATTTAGTCATCCGTATAGCGATGAAACATGACCGCGAGGATCTCATAAAGGATGGATATTCTAGCGAGGAAATCGATAAAGCGGAAAAGCATTATTGGAAATGCGAGGAGCAAAACCAAAGTATGCTAAGAGAACTTGATGGGATTTACCACAATGGCGAAACAAACTGACAGCGACACAATAGCGCGCCTGGCGTTGGGCCTCATCATCTTTTTGGTGATGCGGTTCGCGCCCAGGGTGGTTCAAGCTTGGCAAAAGCGCCAAGATATGAAAGGAGAAATGCGATGAAGATTGAAAGGGGAATACCAATACCTAGCGTTCATAATGAATCCAAGTGGTCTGAAGTCTTATCTGCAATGAAAATAGGTGACTCAGTTCATCTCCCATATTCCGAAGCTGTAAAGCTATGCACTTATATGAGGAACCATGATGTGCATCCAGTTATGCGTCAGACCACCCCACGGGGAACCCGAATCGATCGTCAGATGTGCAGAGTGTGGCACAATGGCAAGCTCACCAAAGAGGAAAAGGAGAAATGCGATGAAGATATTAGAAGACAAACTTGATGAAGCTTACACTTTTTTACATCTCGCCATCCACGAAAAAAGTGGAGACGAAAGAGAAGGTATTCTGCTTGATGGATTATTAAGCCTAAAGGAAGCTATTGATTTACTTGAAAAGGAGAAATGCAATGAGTGAAGAACAAAAAGCAATTGAATCAATTAAAGTGGAGTCAAGATCACTACGCAAGAACCTAATTGCTAGTGAAATTAAGCAACTTATAACGCAAGCAATATCAAAAGGTATCGCAAAAGAGGATGCCTTCCTTTGGGTATCGAAGAGATTAAAGAAATATGACGCGCCAAAAGACTGCACGGATGTCTATGCAAGATCATGGGTTCAATCAATGGGACTACCTACCGTTGGTGATCTTACTCGGTTAATTGATCAAATGTACAAATAAGGGAAACAAGAGAAATCGCCGGGAAGGCACCTAGAAAGCGTTTTGATTTTCATTCATCCTACCAACGATATAATTTACAAAAAGCACGATTAGACCCCTTCTTGCGTCTCTAATCGTGCTTTTTGGTATTCTAATGTGGCCTAAAACGAAACAACTTTACGCTTATCGTTGGTCAGACGGGGTTCTAAATGCTTGGAGAAACGCCCCAATCGCTTCTCAAACGCAAACCTGGTCATGCCCTGTTCGCCGTTTCGGTTCTTCGCCACTTCGCAGTTGAGGACTTCATCGTCATCCTTGTCAGGAGAAAGGAGCAACACGACGTCCGCGTCCTGCTCGATACTTCCGGATTCCCGGAGATCCGAGAGCGCGGGTTTTCTTTTTTGTACTTCAAGCGCTCTGTTGAGTTGAGAAAGCGCAAGGACCGAGGTTTCATATTCCAGCGCCAATGTCTTCATGGTACGAGAAATCTCGGAGACCTCCTGGGTGCGGGAGTCATAGCCTTTTGCGGAAAGGAGTTGCAGATAATCCACCACTACCAAGCCGAGTTCACCCTCCATGCGTTGCTGGGCGAGAAAGGCGCGGAAGCTCTCAAGCGTAGCCTCGTGATCATCCTTGAAGGTGATGGGCCACTTCTTCATTGTTTGCGTGGTTTCGCTCAATCTTCTTCGATCCACGTGATTCAACGAATTCTTCATGGTTGGGCGCGGAACTCCGCTCACATTCGTGAGCAATCGAGCGGAGCATTCGCTGGCAGTCATCTCAAGACTTGCGTAGGAAGTCCGATATCCCATCTTCGCGGCTTCATGGGTAAAGTGAATCGCCAATGCGGATTTTCCAACTCCCGGTCTTGCGGCAAGTACGTAGAGACAACCCTCGCGGAATCCGCCGTTGAGCAAACTGTCCAATCCTTTGAACCCCGTGGATATTGCGGTGACTCCGCCTGCATCGATGGCGAGGTACTCGGCTTCCGCCTCCGCCACGGCATTGCGTATGGGCGTTTGGCCTTTTCTCTTGGAAAGAGACTTGGCCACCCGTGTGGTGAATGCGGAGGCCACGTCCTCTGCGGATTTGGTTGGATCGCGGATATCGTCCTGGGCATGGAGGAGTGCCTTCTCCACTGCCTTGGCGTTTCTCTGCTCGATCACCTGGTCCACGTAGCGTTCGATTTGTCCGCCTCCGTATTGTTCGGCGATTTCGGATATCTCGGATGCGAGATCAGGTAAGGCGATGAGTACGTCCACCTCGTTGACGTCTGGAGAATGAAGCGCAATTACGGAAAAGATTTGCTGATGGGTTGGGCAAGTAAAGTCATCTTTCGTCAGATGCTCCAATGCGATGGCCGAGGATCGGCCCGTCTCGTCGCGCATGGAAGCTGAGAGAACTGCAATTTCGGCTAATGAGAAATCAATCACACCCGTTTGATTCCTTCCCACTCATCCACCTCCTTTTGGGGTAAGCGTTCCTTGATCCATCCTCTGCATGCGTTTCTGAAGGTTGCGTTCCAATCAGCTTGCACATGTCCCTTCCCCTTCGCCCAATCCACGAAGGTGGAAACCGCATCCCCGTGATTCAATCCTTCCTCTTTGGTAATGCTTTTGGGTGGATCGAAATCATCTGGTATCGTTGTACCTTTTTTCTTCCTTGGCTTGGAATTGGATTTGCCGCTTTTGGTGGATTCCGCGTTATATATACAATTAATATTTCTGGAAGAAATATGTTGCGCGCGCGAGGGATGCCACAGATACTCCACCAGGAGTGGAGTTATGGTGGAAACTGGGGTTGCTCCGAAATGATCACAATACTCTTTCAAAGCATCACTAATCCACTTGGGAACTTTTAGTCTGATCTCAACCTTTTCGCTCATCTTTGCCCTCAAAATAGGGTGCTGAAAATAGCAAGTAAAATCCATAGAAAGGTGACGCTTGCAACAGCAAACAACAATGCAAAAAGCATATATTCTGTGAAGTTTCTCATGGTTATTTATTAGGACTCAAAGTAGGGTATTGGTCCGTTTGAGTCCGATATTGGTCCATGAAGCTCCCTGAGTATAACTATTAATGCTTGTATGAGAGTGTCCCTTTCTGTGCTTCCCCTAAGTGTGATCTCAACACTTTCAGCTTCTTCTCCATTCACTTCCATAGAAGTACATCCTTCATCAATAAGTTTTATTGTTACGTAACCTCCATGCCCTGCATCTCCTCCCTGGCATCCATTATGCTCAACGCAAACGGAAAGCATATTTGCTGAAATAAACCTTTGATAAACTTTCCTATAATCATCTCTCATTTTTATTCTTCCTTCCATTGTTGTTGGTTGAGGAGAGCCACCAAGTCACTTAATCGACAGGTGAACAAACTCTCCGAATTGTTCTTCCTATGAACCACGCAGGGTTCC